TAGTAAAAATACTATCAACAACAGCTTCTAACATAGCTTCAGTAAAAACACGTTGTGTACCATCAGTACGAGCATCTGCACCTGTACCAGCTGGGTCTGCACCGCCTGAGCCTTTAGAAGTATTACTTTTAATGTAAGACTGTACACTTGCAGTTTCACGAGCAGCAGAAGCACTACCAACGGCTTTAGCATTGTTCAAGCCAACTAGTGCGTGTTCCATGTCACGTTTCAACTCAAGTCCACGTTTCATCATCTGGTAGTTCATCTCACGATCACGGCCAGCACGATCAGTTGATTCAAGAGTACCAGAGACCATTGCGGTCTTAGTTCCAATTTGACAAAAGTTAGCTAGTCTAACAGTAGCAGTAGCAGGAGAAAATGAAGCATCTGCCCCTTCAACTACTTTGTTATCTGTAACAGCGTCAAGGTTATCGGTTTGCCATTCATGAGTAGTGCTTTTAGCTTTCGCTTTAGGGGCCATACTTAAAAATGGAGTTGTATCAGGCTCTACGTTATAAATAATGCCTGAAAGGTCTTCTCTGATACCAACACTATCATAGGTATCTGTGGCTGTTGAACTCATAATATTTCCTCAATGTAGCCTAGCCATTCATGATATTCATTGCTTGTTCAAGTGTAATTCCACCCGGTTGTTGTAACGAATCCATGTCAGCTTTTGCTTTTCGGGCTTGCGCAGTTGTTTTACTTGCAGCACCCTTGGTTTTAATTGATTTTTTGACTGTTTTAGCTTTTGCTGCACCAGTCGCTAGTTTGTTTTGGTATTGGTTGAAACGAAATGCATCAACTAATGCCCTGATTTGACGATGGTCGTAAATAGTGTAAAGTTCGTCTGTTGTAAAGCCATAAGCTTCAGCAGCATGTTTTGTAGCATCACTTAAAAGGGTTGAACCTTCTTCGTTTAGCTCAGGTAGTGCAACAGTTAGTTTACCCATTTCTTCAGCGCGTACACTTTGTGCATATTCATTGTTTTCAGCTGTTACTTCTGAACTAACTTCCTTTTCTTTTTGGGATGCTTGTTCATAAGCTAATTTAGCAGCTTCAAACTCTGACTTTTTTTCGTCAAATTCAATGGGGTCTTCTTTCTGTAGAACTTCCCAGTCCACATTAACAAACTTGGATAGTTTTTCGCTTGACGCAACTTTGTAGTCTGATATACTTTTTAAGTACTCGTTTTTTAATTCAAGTACAGCATTTTTATCAGCAACTAGTGCTTTGCGTTCAGCTGCAACTTCTTGTGTTACTTTAGTAAATTGACTTTGACGCATGTAGCCTTTCTTAGCTTCTTCTACATCAGTAATTACAATTTCTTCATCACCATTAGCGATTTTAAAAAGAAAATCTTCTTTTTCGTCTTCATCACCCTCTTCTGATTCTTTTTCATCATCTGGTTGCTCTTCTTCAGAGTCCTCTGATTCAATTTTCTCTTCATTGGTTTCGACCTGTTCGGTCTCTTCTTCTTTATCAGTTATAGTGGCTACACTGTCTGATTTTTCTTCTGGCTTGTCCATAAAGTCCAAAGCCTCATCGATTCCTGTAAAAACAGGTTGATCGTTGTTTTCCATTTTATTCTCCAGTATATATTTTTTCTTGGAATTGTTTTTCTTTTGGTTCTTCTAGTTTTGATAATTTATCTGCTAATGTAAAAATTAACCCTTGTACATCACGGTAAGGTAACGCAGACAACTCTTCAAGTATAGCAAGTCCTTCATCTCTTGTAATTTCAATCATTTTCAAGTTTACTCAGTCTTTTGGATTCTTGTGACCAACTTTCAAACTTAGAGTTTAATGTTCTTAATGATCTAAGTTGTCTTACTATTGACATAGCACATTCAGAATCATCTGTTTTTAAACCATCAAATCCAAGATGTAAACAATCATACATGTCTTGTATACATTGTACGTAAGACTTAGAACTAAGTAGTACAGAAGCTCTTTGACCCCTTTCTATTAACTCATTGTTAGTGAGTAATTTTTCCTTTTTGTTCATCTTCGTCCCTCAACGCATCGTCTAAAATTGCACAAGAAAAAGCAGAAAAACTACTAGCTGCTTTTATACGTGATTTTTTACCAACTGTTAAACACAAAGACCCAGTACCTTGATCGTCTTCAAAAACGCCTCCAAAATACATTAGTTCACCTGACTGTATACTTTCTTTGGCTAATGTAAAAAAACTTTCTAGTTCATCTAGGCTATCTTGTATTTTAGTGTTTTTAATGTTTACTACATCTCCCACTTATTACTCCTAGTCTGAACCTACTTTAACTGCTCTGTTTTGTGTTGATTCTAGTTGAAGTTCAGCAATTTTAAATTCATTATCGTCTTCGTGTTGTTGTATTTTAAATTGAAGTTCCATTTCTTCTATTTCAAGTCTTTTAGCATTAATCTGTAATTCCATGTCTTTTTGTTCAACTTCTTTTTGTTTGAATTGCATTTCTGCTTGTAGTTTTTGTTCTTCTATACTTGGCCCCTCGTCAGTATTATCTGATTCAGGTTTAGTAAAGAATTTATTACCATCTTTACGACCAGCTACTTTAGCTTTTTCCATTGCTAAATTCCAAACATTAGTTGGTTTAATAATTGTACCTAATCCACCACCATTTACAATACTTTGTACAGTTTGTTCAATTTGTTGCATTTGCATCATTTGTTGGTTTTTTGAACCGTTACCAATACCTACAGTAACATTCATATCATAGCGATTACGCCACTCAGATGGATTAATTGCAATAAACTCACCGTTATTGTTACGAACCTTTCGGTCAGGTGTTTCATGCTGTAAACCAATTCTGTGTATACCAAGCATTAAATCTTTAAGGCCAGTTTCAGCAAATACACGAGCTATAAGCTCTAATTTTTGTTCAGCTGACGACATAACTAGTTCAGCTGTACTAGCAGCAGTGTTAGAGTTGAACATCTTAGGATCAAGCCCTTGTCCACGCTCAGAAACACCTGATCTACGCTCTGCTAAAGCATCAGCATACCCTAGTACCTGAAATGCTGATTGATCTAATTGGGGTGTAGGAAGAGCTTCTACAGCCCCTTGGAAATTCATTCGCACAATGCCAGCTGGTGAACTAGACATAAGATCATCAAGGTTAACTTGACCATCTACTACACCAAAACGACCATTGTTTATTCTTTCTTGGTTATCTAGCAAATTACGAGTTACTTTAGATTTAAGTAACTGTATATCCATAATAGGGTCAGCAGGAGAACCACCTACATGGCGGTGTGGTACAATAATTGGTGACCAAGAGTATATTTGCGCTTCTGAGACTTCGTTTTCTTCAAGAATAGTGTCTCCAACACGAAAAAATTGCCACAGTTCGTCAAGACCATCACCATTCATGTCAACACGTAAGTATTCTTCTTTTAAAAGAACTTCTCGACTAGATCCTAGCTCAAAACTTTCTTGTTTTAAACCATCAGAAATTTCATCATGACGATCATGGTACAAAGTGTTAGTTATTTGTGATTCATCTTCAATATCATCATCAATATCAAAACCCATAGCTCTAATTTCAGATATTCTACGTTTAGCATGGTGTGCAACGTATCTAGCTGAAACAATATCAGTATCACCTTCTGAAATTCTAATTTCTTCAGGTGGAACATTAGATATAACAGTTCTATCGCGACCAGTAATACGAGAAATAGAAACGGTTACTAATCCGTCATCTTGTTCCAGCACTTCAACGTCACCTTCAAAATCTTCGCCTAAATCACCTAGTAACTTAGCTACTTGTTCTTCTGATTGGTTTTCGTATTCATCAAAAGTAGGTTCAGCAGTCTCACGCAAAGCTTTAACGTAACCAACTTTGTTCATTAAACCGTCTTTTAACCAATTGTACCCAATTTTAAATCCGGGGTTGTCACGATAAAAGACCCAATTAACGTATTCAGTTTCTTGGATAGCTGATTCAATATCATCTTCGTCTTCTGGATCAAATATAACGGCTTTATCTGAGCTAAAGAAAATTTTAACTAAATAAGGCATAACTGATTCAATAGTTTCGTATACTTCACGAGTAATAAAACGTGAACGTCCAACAATTTCATTACCGTACGGCTTACCGTGGTAATAATCGTTTAATTTTTCTATGCGTTCAGATAATAACCCATCATGTGCGCCTATACTAGCTTCTGACTCATTTCTTAAACGAGTTAACAGTTCTTCACTATTCATTTTATTGGCCACTAAACAATCCCTCTAGTTTTAACAGGTAGTGCTTGACCTGAATATTTGTTATTAGCATCTGATTCAACTCTCGTTTTAGCGTACAATGAACGTGATTGAAAAGCATAACGTGTGCTTGACATAAGGTCATCAACCAACGCTACAATTTTACCATCTTGTCGATGGTACATACCTTTTTCTTCAAACCATTGGCCACAAGTACTAAACACTTTAAATTGTCCGTTTTGCATAGCTTGTAACAAAGCATTAATACCGGGTTCAATTTTAATATCACCTTTTCCCTTATCACCGGGTGCAGGTGGGTTTCTAAAATGGTCAATTGTCATATTAACACCTTGAGCGCGGTATTGATCAGCTAAATTATTACCTGAACCTTTCTCATGAGACATACCATCATGAGGCCACACACAAGGTATCCACTGTCCTCTTCCTTTTATAGCAGGAGCGTGTTGTTGTGCTGTCATTTGAGCTTGTCTGTACTCAGCGTACAAATAACATATATCAGCTTCTCTATCCCAAGCAATCCATACAGCTGCTGTAGGGTGATCCCAACCAAAGTCAACACCACATATTCTGGGCCAGTAATCAGGTAATTCAAACGGCTCAATCATAATATCTGCATCACGTATACCAGCAAATACCATGCCTGAACCAAACACTGGTTCTCCCCTAGTTCTCATTTTAGCTTCATGAGGTGGGTACTGAGCTAATAATTGCATCTTTCTTTCTTCTGAAAGATGTGGTGCATCGTCCCAAGTGGCTTGTAATAGCTTTTGACCGGGACGTATATCATTCATGAACTGATGTATAACTGACGTAACACCATCTTCTGGTGTAAATGTCATCATTACAATACCATTAGTGGCTACTGTACGAGTGATACACTGAGTATAGATACCTGAATCGGGTTGCTCATCAAGCCAAACCCAATCCATTGGGCGGCCCATATATTTAGCTTCACCTTGTTCATAAGCTTTAAAATCAAGCCGTGATACACCGTTTTCTCTATCTGTGTCAAGATCATAATGTTTTACCAGTACTGTTTGTACTGCGTTAGGAACTTGTGGTTTACGTGTAGTTGATACTATATCAAGCCTAGGTATAAAACCAGCACCTTGATCTTTTTCATTACCGGGATCACCTAATAAATTAGCTTGTAAAATGTCACGTGTAGTTTCTGTTGAAACCCCACAAGCCCATGCTTTAATAGGGTTTTTAAATTTGTGACCTTTCCACCAACTTGGGTATTTTCCGGTTAAGTGACAAGCTGTTATATAAGCACCAGTAGTAGTTTTACCTATTTGGTTAGCACACATAGCTAATATTTGTGCATGATCTTTAGTACTATTAGCTAAATTTTGTTGCCATTTATAAGTTAAATTTCCCCAAGAAACAATTTTGTTGTACTTAGTGCGTGATTCCTTCTCTTGAAGCAAACGCATTAATCTTTCTTGGCTCAATTTTTTGCCAACTTAACAACATTACTTGGTAACTCTTTTTGTATTCTTTTTATTTCAGCATCTATTTCTGCGTTAGAAAGGCTTCTTTCATCATTAATATTAACTCTTGTTTCAATTGGTACATCGTACCCAGCACGATTTAAGTAGTCTTTAGCAGCATTTAAACGAACAGCTGGTGAAACGTCTTTGTCTACCATAATTTCACGAACTACGTTAAACGCTACTACAGCCCCATCACCAATTTTCATATCAACACGTTCAGTGATAATTTTTTCTAACGATAAAAACAAGGCTCTAGCATTAGCTGTCCAACCACGACCTTCTACAGAGTATCCAGCTTTTTCAAAAGCTTCTTTTCTGTCACCTAGTTTAATGTAAGAATCTACAAACAACTGTTTTTTAGGAGCAAGGTCTTCGTATTTCAATCTGGAGAATTCTCTTTAGATTTAACTTTTAACGCTACAGGTTTAGTTTTAAGTTTAGATGGCATTTCAAGAACATTACCACAAGTGCTATCAGTATCAATAATCTTTGGTTTATTGCCACCGTGTTGTTGTACACAGTCTTCTAAATCTTGTAAAGAACAACCTTTGTCTTGAGTAGCTACTAGAACACCATCTTTGTAAATACCTTTTACGGAGTTTTTACCGTGTACTATTGTAATTGTACTCATTGATTTACCCTTTGCTTTAGTTGTGCTAGTTCACGAATAGACGCAACAAAATTTGCAACACGAACTGGGGTTTGTTTATTCCAATCTGATAGTTTTCCTGACCCTTCTGAGGTGTTTTCAATTTCTTGAATAGCTGATTCGTAGTTACCGTTTTTTAAGTGTTCATATGCTGTAGGGAACTTTTCAGTCCAAGAAGTGCCTAGTTGAAAGTTAACTGAGGTTAACGCTGGTATTAAACTAGGAGCTTGTATTTCTTGTGCTTGATCGTAAGCAGCTTTAGTGGCTTTGGCTGAATCAGCCTCAAACCAATTATTTCTAATTTCTTCTGGTACTACAGTTCCTTCAGGATAAAGTTTTGCTTCTTCTGGCAATAACTTGTGTCCTATCCCAGCGTGTAGTATACCTAACGAATCAAGATAAGATTCTTCTTTGTTACCTTCACTTATTACAAGTTCATCTTGTATTTGTTTTTTAAAAGTTTGGCGCATTTCTTCATTAGGATCTTGTTTTAATAAACCGGGGGCTTGTACAGGGGATTGCATTGGTTGTACAAGAGGTTGTACAAGAGGTTGTGCTTGACTTAAAAGACCTTGGTTTTGCATGTATGTATTCATAGCCCGATTATACCATATATTAAACGAAATAACGATAAAAACATTACCCCTAGGTAATATCCTTAAAAGTTTTAAGTAATATTTTAATAACTTAATTTTAATTAAATTTTATTTATAGTTTTGTTGTTATTAAGTATTAAGTAACTACTTAGACAATTTATTTAGCATTTAGTTCAACAAAAAACTAACTTATTTAGGTTAATGTACCAAGGTAAAGCACTTTGGTTAATTTCCTGTCGGGTGTTTGGGGTGGACAACTATATTTCTTTTACCTACAAATCTTTGGGGGGTGGGGTCAACATCCTAGGGCCTGTAGTATCTACAGCAATAGTGAGTACTAACTAACTAATAGACGGCATATGCAAGCAAGTTTGCTTGGCGTGGCGTGTGTATGTATGAGAGTGGTTATCCCAACCAACAACATCTACATTCATTGAAGCTATGATTATATTATATTCATAAATATAACTTATTGATAAATATTATATATCCGGTGTATGTCGTTAAGTAATAACAGCAAAGAATTACTTGATTAAATAAAGGCCTTTAATCAGCTGTATACATTTCTGCGCAATTTAATAGCAATTTTAGGAGGTTTATATTTATGTACACAATTGTATTAGTTACATGCTTAAAGTTGATAAATGAGGCCTTATAATGTTTGATGAATACAACTCCCGGAATTTATTAGTTTTGTGAATACCACCCCGGACCTGTCGCAGCGATCTTTATATATGTTTGCAACCACTACAATTGTTGCTATAATCGAGACAACAACAACTAAAAGGAAATATATTATGAACACTCAAACATTACGTGGAACAGTAACAGGTATTAAACGCCTAGCTAATAGCTACAACGGAAACCCTAACTTTAAAATTATATTAACAGACAACAACGGACACGAATTAATAATAGGTACAATCAACGACAGTATGGTGAATCACAGAGTGTCTGATGTAATGCTAAACCAAGAAGTAGAAATGAAAGTAAAAGTAAATAGACGCACTACCAAGCTACTGGACGCAAAGCCAACAGACGAACAAAGAATGGCTTATGACTTAGAGTGGTATGCCACACAAGTTCAATCAATAATTAAAACAACAGAAGCATAACTAAAAGAAATTGGAGTAATAACATGCAAAATGGAATAAATGTATTAAGTCTGTTCGATGGGCTATCGTGTGGNAATATCGCATTAGAGAGAGCAGGAATTAAAGTAGGTCAATACTTTGCTAGCGAAATTGACAAGTGGGCTATTCAGATNGCTAATAAAAATTATCCCAACATTATACAACTTGGGGACGTAACTAAGTTTGATGAAACTAAGTTGCCTAAAATCGATCTTTTAATAGGTGGTTCACCTTGTCAAGGTTTTAGCTTTGCCGGCAAACAATTAAATTTTGATGACCCAAGAAGCAAACTATTTTTTGTATATGTTTACATGCTAAAACAATTAAAACCAAAATACTTTTTATTAGAAAATGTAAGAATGTCTAAACAGTCCCAAGATGTCATATCTGAACACTTAGGTGTTCAACCTATTAAAATCAATTCTAGCTTAGTAAGCGCACAAAATAGAGTGCGT